GCCGTCGAAGCAGACTGCGACTACATGGAAAAACGGTGGTCTCAAGATGATCCACCACCTGACATCAAGTTCCCGCAGATCACACGCACCAAAGGATGGAAGTGGGATGAGAATCTCGTAACCATGCACTGTCCTGATCAGGGGTACTTCTACCGATGAGCAATGGAAAGATCTCTTGTGACCATTGCGGTCATCTAACCGACGAACGCGCCATGAACTGCGTCACCCACCGAGATTGGGTGGCGCATGGCGAAACCATGCCACGCTGGATCTGCATGTCCTGCTATTCAGAAGGCGACTACGAACACTTTGAGGAGGACGAATGAAAGTCCTTGACCTTTTCTCCGGCATCGGTGGCTTCTCCCTTGGTCTTGAGCAAGCGGGGATGACCACCGTTGCCTTTTGTGAGAAGGACAAATTCTGCCGTCAGGTACTTGCCAAGCATTGGCCTGATCTAACCATTCACGAAGACGTGAGAGACTTAGATGGAAAAGAATACGCCAACTCAATTGACGTTGTTTGCGGAGGGTTCCCTTGCCAACCCTTCTCAGTCGCAGGTAAGAGAGCAGGCAAGGATGATGACCGTCATCTCTGGCCAGAAATGCTACGTGTCATCAAGGAATCCAACCCCACTTGGGTCATTGGTGAAAACGTTTCTGGCTTCATCCGAATGGCACTCGACGATGTGTGCCTTGACTTGGAATCAGCGGGTTACGAAGTCCAACCGTTTGTACTACCAGCTTGTGCCGTCGATGCACACCATCGAAGAGACCGAGTCTGGATTCTCGCCCGATCTTTGGCCGACACCCACGGTTCATGGGAACTACAACAGAAAAGGCGTGAGCAAAAAGAGCGGGGATGGACTTGCTACAGCCGTGAAATTGTGGCCTACACCCACCCAAGACTCTGCCACGAGTCGCTCGAAGAAGTACGCTCAAGGCGGGACGCCGCTTCAAGTCGCGGTCAAGATGTGGCCTACGCCATTGACGAGAGACTACAAAGGCGGGAGGGCAGCGGAGACTTTGAAAGAGAAAGGCCGAACGCCATCGAACAGTCTACCCGACGCAGTGACGCATCAAGAGGGCAAGACTGGCCAACTGAACCCGACGTGGGTCGAGTGGCTTATGGGATTCCCAATCGGGTGGACCGAATTAAGTCGCTAGGCAACGCCGTTGTACCACCGCTTGTCGCTCAGATCGGCAGGCTCATCATGACAAAGGAGGAAATGTAACGCGTGATCAATGAAAACCAACCGCCTGGAAAGGCGGGCGGGTTGAGAAAGAACTCTCACGAGCTCCATCTCTCAAAGAAAACCCGCAAGTTTAAATGCGAATGGTGCAAGAAAAGCTTTGAGTCAAGAGAGAAGCACGCAAGATTTTGCTGTGCCTATCACCGGCTTCGAGCGTTTCAAATCACTCAAGCATTCAAAGAAAGAAAAAAGCTGACGCAGAAAGCCCGCAAGCTGAAAGGCTTCAGGCCCCCGTCATACAGGATAAACATGGAGACCGCAAGGAGGTCGCAAGATGCCTAAGAAATACAGAACGAAACAAACCGTGATCGAAGAGCAAACAGTTGAGATCGAAGGTTTGAGACAAACCATTGAAGGTCAATACAAAGACATCGACAATCTTCATAAACAATTTGAAGAAAAAGAAAAGCGTAGTGCTGACGTACTCTCTTGGAGAGATACTCAACTCAAACGTGAGTGCGAGAAGATCAGCGACATGATTGATCCTTGTATCGTCATCACTGTCTTCGAGGAAAACTATCACGTCAACGCAAGCAGGACGGTGTTATCTCAAACGAAGATCTGGCAGGAAGATTTCCATCTTGACCAACAACCTTTGCTTGAAGAGGCCATGAAGCTTCGAGACAGTCTTTCTGAGTTTTACCAAAACCATAACTCAGATGTTCGGATCACAATCAACATCAACGGTTTTTAATCCTCATCGGATTCGTCCTCATCGTCCTCTTCGACCTCATCTTCGAGGTCGGAGGGGACATCCTCCACCTCAACCTCCTCATACTCGACCTCAACCTCCTCGAAGTCTACGACATACTCACCATCATCCTCTTGCTGATGCTCAATCAATCCTTCCGACCCTTCGTGAGCCGTGCTCACATCCTTCACCTGCTGATTGGGAATAACCCCGCCAAGATCATTCTTCTCAAGAAGCGCCCTGAGTCTTGCCTCAACCTCATGTCGATCCATCTGATCGATCTTCCCGTGCTTGATCTCCTTCCTCTCAATCAGCAAGCCTGCCAGCTTTGCTCTACCCATCTCCGCCTGGACTGCAGGGCCATAGGCCCCATCCTCAAGTGCCGCATCTCTAATCGCCTGCAGATCCCTTGCAACCTTCTCAAACGTAATCTCGTGCTTGCGCTGCTGCACCTCCTTGAGTTCTCGAATCTTTTCCTGCACGTGTGTAAACCGTGGATCGTTAAGCATTCGAGTCGCAACTTCAGACGGGAACTGATACCCCGCTCGTCTTGCACATTCGGTATTAGTCAAATCGTGATAAACAAAAAACTCAACGAACTTCTCTTGCTTCTGACTCAGCCTCATCCTCTTCGACCGAAGCACCTTCCTTGAGTACTGATCTGGGTTCATCAGCATGTCCTGTTTCGCACTCATTTCTTCCATCGTTTTTTCCAGCCCATTAAAATTTTTTTTCTTTTTCCAATCTCTCTAATCCTAAAGAGAGAAGCCCTACGGGGAGAGAGATTTTAACTCTCTCTCTCCCTCTCTTTAGAGAGTATACCTACCATACCATCATACCACCCTTATAAATCAATAACTTACGAACGCGGTATACTAGGTATAACGTAGGTATGAACCATACCACCTATACCTACCTACCTTTTCCTTATAATTCAAGCACTTACAGACTTATCCACAGGGGGTAGGTATAATCGCACTATACCTACCTCCCGCCCCTATTTTGGGCCATCCTTAATCTCGAAACGACTTTAACTTTCGCACCTAAGCGTTTTCCGATCACCTTCACAACCACCTTCACAATCACCCTCCTAATCAACCTCTCAACCACCCTCTTTCACCCTGTCCACGCACCCTTCTCACACCCCTACTCAATCCCTTATACTGCCCGCTGGGGGGCGGTCTTGTTCCTGTATGTTCGTCATGCTAGGTCTCCAGCCAAGGCTGTCCCCCAACCCTTAGTCCCCACAGAAGCACGGGATTGATTCCTCGTCCGAACCATCTGCGAACAAGTCCCCGTGATCTGTTGCGATCAACTTCATCTCCTCGTAACTGATGAAGTTAACCCTGAACAACTGCCCCTTCTCTTTCTCCTTCTGGATCCACCAGTCAGCTAGGTCCGGTCGCTGCCGGATGAGGGAGATGCGTTTGTTCTTTGCTTTAAGAAAACAAAGATCGCAATTCCCCCAGTCGGTGACGCCATTCACGCCCGGCAACTGCAGATCGAAGTTGTTTTTGTCCCAGAATCGACCCACATCTTCTGCTGTGATGCCGTCGATCCAGAGCGGACAATACTTTTCCTGTCCTTCTGACACCACCCCGTGTATCTTGACTGCCCGTCTTTGCTCATCGCCCCTGATGCCGACCACTGTGAGAAACGGCGTCTCGAACCCAATTGACTTTGCGTATTGGGTCATGGGTCTGATCTTGAGTTCGCCGGTACAGTATCTGTTCCGGGCATTCGGGATCGAGGGTACTGCTTTCAGGGCGATGTCGAAAGGCTCTCCCTTTCTTGATGCGCTGGCGTAGTCCACGATCCTAAACCCTTTCGTGAAGTACCGATCACCTTCCTCTCTGTGCATCTCACTGAGTTCAACCCACGTAATCGGCACCCCCCAATGGTCTGTACATGCCTGTACAAAGTCGAGCGTCTCAGGCATTTCCTTGCCCGTGTTTGCGAACACCACCTTAAGATTGTCGGGCAGCGTACCGCCGTGAGCTTCAAGGATCTTCCACAACATGAACGCGCTGGTGCGACCACCGCTGAAGCTGATGATTGCTTGTTCCTTAATGAGATACGGGTTGCTCAACCATCTTCTCCATGAGGTTGACGATCCGCTCGACCTTGCGGTTGAGGGCATCGATGTCGGTCATGACTTCCTTGAAGTTCGCCATGAGCTCCTCTGCCTCCTGATCATTCATCTCAAGATTGATCTTCAAAGTTCAGTTCCTTTCGTTCTCGTTGGAGAAAGTCTACCTCAATGACGTTGTCCTCTTCTGCCAACTCATACTCTGGCCTGCGCCGTGCTGAGATCGCATAGATGTCCATGTCATCATCGAAGTCTATGTGATCAATCAGTTCCTGCATCGAGCAGAAGGCATTGAAGACTTCAAACTCTCTGTCCCCTTCCTCCTGAAATCGATGCCCGACTACGGTGATTTCATACTTCATCTTTATTCTCTACTTTATTATCCTTCATGCTCAACCTCCCAAGGTTTCGTTGCTGTCGATGTTGCTAGGTAATGCCACATTGCCATGCCAGGTTCGCTGTGTGTGTACACAATATGACTCAGGTGTTTCTGTGCATGACTGACCGCCTTCTTGCATGCGTTCAAACCGTTCGCTTTTCTGTGCCGCTTGAGTGCAGCCTTCGCCAGAATCTCAAGCTCCGCCCGCTTGTAAAACTTATTCTCTTCCATAGCTTTCATCACAATGGTCGCGACTTCAATCTCATCTTGCTCGATCTCTTCATCGCTCTTCTTATTGATCGGCGTGAAGTCACTGACCACCCACATGCCTTGATCAAAATCAAAGAAAGCGATGTGCTCATTCGGATCTTGTGCGTTACGCGCTTCATAAAACACGTTGATGTTGGGCTTCTCGCCACTCAACTTGATGCCCGAATCGAACCATCCTGCGAACACGCTGCCGCCACGTGCGGACATGAACGACTTGTCATCCGCCCTCTCTTTGCCGGTGTGATGCGCGAGAATGATCGAGACGTTGTTCATCTCAATCAGCATGTCGATGCGGTCCATGAGCTTTCGTATGTCGGTGTTGTTGTTCTCCTCGCCATCGAAGAAGTTAATGACGGGGTCGATCATGACAATGTCGGGCTTGTGATAGGCAATCTCATCGCTGAACTGCTGGATGTCTTGATCCTTCATCAGGTTCTTTCTCAGCCTGCCGCTGATGATGAGGTTGTTGTAGCCAAGCTGGATCAGTTCATCGCTGCCCATGAACCGTTGAAAATACATTTCGATCCTGCGCTTCAGGAATTCTGCGATGATCTCTGCCTGAAACCACATGACCTTGAGCGGCCTGTTAAACGGGACGCCCATGAAATCTGTGCCGGGAGTCGCTCCGGCTGCGACTGCTCCAAGCCAGTTCGACTTACCAATCTTGGGCTTACCGAGCAGGAGCACCCTGCTGTTCTGAAATATGAATCGCTCCCCCCAAAACTGTTCGACACTTTCATCATCGATGTCTGCCCACAGCGCATCACCAAATGGTCTGAGACCAAGCGGGCTTTCCAACTCTGGCTTTTCAATCGGGTCTTCCTGAGACTGTATCTCCTTGAGATCCTCGCTGATATCTGTCTGCCAGACCGACGTATTCCACTGGTTGACGCCGCTCCCAAGCGCGTCAGGATTACGTTTGACATGCCCCTGGCAGATCGACATGACCGTCTTGCTGCATTCAACGATGTCGAGCGGAGGTACACAGGTTTGATTCCAGTCCTGCGCTTTGATCAGGATCTCCCGCATGCCCCAGCCTTCGCGGATCCACTTGCCCACGAGCCGTGCAAGCGTGTCGTTGCGCGAACCTTCCGCCTTGGGTTCTTCAGTGAGCTTCTCTCTGATCGTCGGCTCATGTTCGCCGCCGTTGTTGAACGTGTGAATGAGCGTGAAGTCTTCGGTCTTGAGGCTGGGCAGATCATCCATCCCGCGAACATCGTAGGTGTTCTCGCAGTTCATGCAGTATCCGAAGCTGGGTGGGACCATGACGTACCCACCCTCTCCTCGGACATCAAGCTTGTTCAAACCTACGCTGTTACGCACAGTGATCTGGGCATCGCTCACGCTATAAAAGAAATGAGCGCCGCCTCGAGGTGTGCGTTGTATGAGTGGTGTGCGAGTGATCGCACCAGACTGAATCCAATCGATTGCCTCTTGGCTATCTGCATCCAGCACCGCAAACGTGATGCCGGTGATCGCTGCCCAGTTGGCTGTTGGAAACTGGCGATGCCATTCCTCTATCTCTTGTTCGCTGGGTTGTGTGTTCTGGTAATGCGACCATCGTACCCGTGGCGTCTTCGCCCACTTAGATCGAAGGACATCTTCTGTGTCAAATGGATGTCTTGCTCTAAAGTATTGAGGGATGGTTTCATTGGGCGATCCACATGGGATGATGTGCATCCCCTGCTCCCACATCTCGTGAAGAAGATCAGCCTTTTGGTCGAACGTCAGATTTTCCCCAGACTGTTCTTGCTGGAAAAAATTCATTCGACTCTCTTTATCCTGCGCTTGGTTTCTGTTTCTCGTGCGGACTCAACTCTGATACCCAGGCTGCGAGCCGCATTACGAATGGCAACCAATTGGTGTTTGCGAGGATCATCCTTTTCATCAATGACAAACGAGTCATCAAGCTCGAGCTTCAGAAGAAGCTTCTGCCAGCGGCCATAGCCTCTGGTCTTTTTCTTTGGAAGGTCTACGCCCTTCTCAATAATAAAATCCATGGTGGGTTCTCTCTTTAAAAGACCCCGTGAGGATACCGAATAAATTTATCGATAACAAGCACAAATTTATAGTTGACAGAGGGTGATGGAGGAACTACGATGCGTGGGTGGATGAGAGGAGAGTGATATGGAATACGATGAAATTGTGAGTGCGATAAGCGTTGCAAAGAATCAGAAGGCGGAGATCGACGTTAACATCAAGAAGCTACAAAGGGAACTACTCGATACAAAAGAAGCGAAAGAAAACATTCTACCGATTAGGAACAGTGGAGGGGAAAGGACCGTTGGTCGCGTTACCTTTGAGATCAAACGTGAATACGTTTGGGATGAAGAGCGCATCAAGGAGATCCTTGCAGCAGCCATCGAGCCACCTCCTTTTGTGACTATGAAACTCGAATACAAGATTGACATGCGGAAATTCAAAGACTGGGCAATGGAACATCCAGAGCAGGCTGGTCCTTGGCACTCCGCTATGGCAATCAAGTATGGCGACCCACGGGTCAAATCAATAAAGGAGGAATAGCCATGTCGTTATTGGCACAAGTGACAACCACTAAGCAGTGGGACTTGGGCGAATCCGAACTCCCCCCTGTTCGCATGAACATTCAAGGGACGGATGGTATCGGTAAGTCCACTTTCGGTGCTGCGGCACCATCACCCATCTTCATACAAGCAGAGGATGGTTTGAACTTCATCAACGTTGCACGGTTCCCCGTTGCAAATACTTGGCAAGAGATTCTTGACCAGTTGAAAGCGTTGGTGGTTGAGGACCATACCTACCGCACGGTTGTGTTGGATACGACCGACGCCGCTTGTACGAAGTCAGAAGCTCATGCTTGCGAGACCAATGGATGGAAGTCTATTGATGCGCCGGGTTTTGGCAAGGGATATACCTTTGTCGGTGAGCTTTGGGTACATTTGTTACAGGGGTTGAACGTCCTGTATGAGCAGAAGAAGATGAACATCATTCTGCTGTCACACGTCGAGAGCAAGATCCACAACGATCCGTTGACTGAATCTTATGATCGATATGCCATGCGTTGCGCGAAGAAGGTGAATGCCCTGATCAAAGACTGGGTTGATTTCAATTTCTTTGCGAACTACCAGACGGAGATCCAGAAAGATGGATCGAAGAACCGTGCAGTGAGCTACGGCAACCGTGCTCTTTACACCAAGTTCGCTGCTGGTTACGACGCCAAGTCCCGCGTTGGACTTCCAGATAAGATTGACTTTACCTGGACTGCCTTCGCTGAATCATATGCTGCTGCATTAAATAAATAAGGAGATCCCAATGGGACTATTAGATCAAGGTATTGATTGGAGCAACGTTGATGTTGCATCACAAGGTGACGGTGAGCCGTTACCAGAGGGCGAGTACATCGTCGAGGCGGTTAAGTGGGAGGAGAAAACTTCCAATGCCGGTAACACGATGATTGCCATGGAGTTCACCGTTCGAGGCCCGACGCATGCGAATCGCAAGCTGTGGGAGAACTTCACCATCACCGGCAATAGCAGCGTCGGCATGTCAAGGCTGAAAGCTTTTGTACAGAGCACGGGTCTTGATATCAATCAGCCGCTTGGGTCTGCATTGGTTAACTCAGCCATGAACCGTGCCGTGGGCGTGAAGACCAAGATCGAACCGGCCAGTAATGGCTATCCTGCCAAGGCGAAGATCTCGTCTTTCAAACCTGCGGGATCGGTAGGTGGTGCCCCTGCGATGGCTGTGCCACAACAACAAGCGGCCCCTGCACCTGCGCCTCAACCTGCAGGGCAGCAGATGAACTGGTCGTAAGAATGATCGCTCACCGACTACCACGGTGATATGAGAGCTGGTACCGCCCCGCCAGTGATCAGCAAAGGGGCGCCTAATCAAGGAACAATTATGGCACGAGAAAGTTTAGAGATTAATTTCGGTAACCCAGAAATGCGTGACATCTATGAATGCCTCATGGATTGGATCGAATCAATGGAGGTATCGGGATTCGGCATTGAGGATATCATCGAGGTCTTGCACACATACTCGCTGATCTATGGCTACACTTTCGCAGAAGAAGAAAGCATTGACCGAGCGATCACCGACATCAAGACAAAAGTAATTCAGAAAATGACGGAGGAAGAGTCAGCGACTTTTCATTGATATGGAATTAAGGAACTACCAGAAAAAAGCTTTGGAAAAAGCTACCTGCTGGTTCGACAAAGAGATAACAAACCCACTCATTGTCCTTCCCACAGGCGGCGGAAAAACTGTTGTATTCGCAACGCTCATCAAACAACTCTACGAAGAAGATAAATCAAGAAGGTTTCTGATCCTTGCCCACCGGCAGGAACTGATCCAGCAAGCCAAGGATAAATTGCTTGCGGTGTGGCCAGAGGCGCCTGTCGGTATGCTCGCTGCCAGCCTAAAAGAGTTTAACCATACAGCCTCGATCATCATCGCAAGCAGAGACACCATCTCATCGCCCAAGCGATTAGAGAAGTCTCATCCCGTTGACTACATCATCATCGATGAAGCTCACCATGTCGGAGTAGAAAAGAACTGCCGGTACAAGAAGATCATCAACCACTTCGAGGAGATCGGTTGCCCGAAGGTATTGGGCGTCACAGCCACACCATACCGCATGGGCCAGGGGTACGTTTACGGCAATGGTCCTGACCATTTCTTTGGCGGCATAGCCCACAAGGTCACCATGCTTGATCTAGTCAAAGAAGGCTACCTGTCTCGCCTGTCTGCGTTTGCAGTCAACAAAGATGCGGTGATCGACGCCACCCAAGCGCGGGTCAAATTCAAGGGGGGTGACTATCGTGAGTCGGACCTTGAGCGACTGGCTCTTGTTGATGCGACCATCGTGGCAATCATCAATGACTGGATTGAGAAAGCGTATCTCAAGGGCAGAACCAGCACCGTCTTCTTCTGTGTCAGCGTGGTGCATGCTGAGAAGATGAACTACTTCTTGATGCAGCATGGGATCAGGTCCGCCTGTATCACCGCTGAGACGCCGTCAGATCTTCGCAATCTCTACCTAAGACAGTTTGAGAATGGACAGATAAACGCCCTCTGTAACGTCGCTGTGTTGACTGAGGGGTGGGATGCGCCAAGGACCGACTGTATCGCTATCCTGCGCCCAACGAAGTCTCTGGGCCTCTACGTGCAGATCTGCGGCAGAGGTATGCGAACCCATGAGGGCAAGACGGACTGCCTCCTGCTCGACTATGGCGGCAACATGGAACGCCATGGGTGTATAGATAAAGCTTCTCCTGGTCGTACCAAACGCAAAGCGGAGGGTGAAGAGAAGGATCTTATCTGGATCTGCGGCGAATGCTTTCGGGTCAATGACAAGGACGATAAGTATTGCCCTGAATGCGATGCATCCAAGCCGGTGATTCAGCCATCCCTGATCGAAGAGATCATGGAGAAGAGAGAGATCGACGCATCTGAAACCACACAGGCAGCGGAAGGTTATGTTCTTTCAGATGAGATACCCGAGAAGGCCAAGCCGATTGAACGAGTCGAAGAGATCAGCATGGTTTCTGCCAAGCGCAAGACATCGAAAAATGGCAATAACTATTTGAGCGTAGAGTTCTACATCAAAGGTGCGTATTGGCCACAGGCTACGGCGCTGATGATTGGTATGGGCGGTACGCCAGGGAAGATAGCTAAAGAAAAGTGGGACATCATGTCTCGTGGCAAGCCTTGTCCTTACGACATTGACGAAGCGGCTTATCAGATCAACCAAGAAGGAGCATTCAATGGCATCAGAAGCATCAACATCAGAAAAGAAGGAAAGTACTGGAACGTTATCGGCGTCAATTTTTGATCGCGTTGATCGATGGGTTGAGGAGAATAACAGGCAGAGGCGAACCTATCTTGGGTTCAGCGTCCTTGGCGATGATGATGAACGGAAGCTTTGGCTGAACTTCCACTGGTGTTTGGATTCTGAATTCGAGGGGCGGATGCTGCGACTGTTTGATCTTGGCAACCGCATTGAGGATCAGGTGGTGGACTACCTCAAAGCCAGCGGTGTGATTGATGTCAGTGCGGTAGACAAAGAAGGCAAGCAGTATCGAGCATCCATCCTTGGTGGCCATTCTTCTGGTGCATGCGATGGGTTTGTTAAGCGGGTGTATGAAGACAACCCAGAAAAGGTTTTACTGCTTGAGATCAAGAGCGCGAACGACAAACGATTCAACGAGCTCGTCAAGCTTCAGGATTATCAAGGTTGGAGCAAGACATATCAGTGGCAGATTCAATGCTACATGGGAATCTTCCAGCTTGATCAAGCGCTCGTGGTGGTGGTGAACAAGAATAACAGCAACGTGTACACCGAGATTGTTGATTTCGTGC